GCTGCTGCTGCCCACGCTGCCCGCGCTGCAGAGCACTTAAACCTGAGCGCTTTAGCTGATAAAGCAATGGAGATAGTATGAAACCACTATTTAATGACGCGCTAAGGCGCAATATGTCACTGGAAGAAAAAGCATATTACGGGATTCCGATGGGGCCGGAAGATATGGAGGATATCCAGAAAGGGATTGTTGCCCTGAAAGTGCTCGATAACTTCTTTCTCTCCCCCGATACAGTGGATGAGGGTATAGCGGCAGTAGAGGAACTGATAGAGGAGGGGCGCGATGAATAAATTGCTTGGTGTGTTGGTCGATGTGGCGCTTCCCTTCTGCGTAGTGCTTATTACGGCGTGGGTATGGTGGGGTATTATGTGTGTAGTGTGGGGGTGACCCCCGAACGGAGAAAAGCCCGCATTGCGGGCTTTTTTATGCCTCAGTACTTAGCGCCGGACGCCTGGCGCTTATAACTGTGGATAAACTCCTCACTAGTCATTGCACGATATCGGTCATGGTTCCGTATCAGCCACAGACGAAGGTTCGCCCCGTCAACACGGTAGATAGGGACAGCACACCCCCGCAGCTCATCGACGCGCGTGGAGATAACGTTATGCCTGGAGAGCATGGAGCAAAGGGAGGCCTTACCCGAGCTCCATTTAATCCCTGTGCAGTACTCATAAGCAGCGGCGATTTCGTCGGGGGTGGCAATGTCCTTACCCGGTAGCGCGACGTCGGCAAGAATATCCTCTATGAAAGACCCGAGGCTTCCTAGCGTCGTGGAGATCGACGCGGCGCGGGCTTCGGTTTTTATAGCAGGGGCGCCCGAATCCCAGCCATAAAGGTCAAGTGTCCCGGCCCAATGGAGGAGCGCCGAACGCACTCCGGGGGATCTGAGCCAGCGGGCATAATCATCTCCCTTGGAGTCTTCAAGTACTTTGTCCGCGGCGAAGCACGCAGCACGGCGGTCGAGGGGGTCAAGATGTGCAATTTTTTCACTGTTGGCGGTGAAGATAAATCGAAGGTGATTGTCGCTGTCGCCGGGTTGTACACCCTTGGACTCCAGTGCAATCCGTGGGTTACCCACCATCGACTTTACCTTTTCCCCCATGCGGCGACGCTCTTCGAGCTTGTCCATTAACAGCTCGTCGGTCAGTACAAGGAGCTTGCCCTCCCATTCGCCGTTGAAGCGCCCGGTCCAGGCTTCTTTTGTGCCAGATACGCAGTACTTATCACCAAGCATTAAGCGCAGGGTGTTAGTAAAAAGACCTTTGCCGGTGCCCTGGGCGACGGAAGACAGCGCAAGATAGGTGGAACAAAGTTCTTCCGGTTTCTGTATAAGGTGGCCAATCCATTTCGTAACCCATTCCCGGTGCTTAGGGTCGGGGAATACATGCTCGAGGTGGTTGAGCCACGGGGTGACGTCACCCTCTTTTGGCGCTTCTCCCCAACCGTTGAACAGGTTTAGTCGAGTGCCTTCGATATGTGGAGTGTCGTGCGGAGTATTAATTCCCCAGGGAGTGAAGAAAGTACCTGTAATGGTGGGGACGTATTGATGATCGAGCCACTCTTTGGCGTGGTAGATACGCGAGTGTCGGCCGGATTTGCTGGTTACGAGTGAGTTCAGGTGGCTATACTGGTTTGTAAATTGTGCGGTAGTGAAAAGTTTGGCATCGGAGAGCCGGATTATGCCCCCCTCAAACTTGGCATAATTGGTGGAGAAGTACCTGCGGTTCATCGGGTTAAGGTCGAGCGAAACGCTGTGCTCGATGGCTTTCATGATATTGCCGCCCGCGACAATATAATCATCGAGTTTTTGTTCCCCTGCCGAGGCGTCTACAGGCCAACGGAGAATGGTAACGACGGCACCGGTGGAGGCGAAATAGTCGTATAGGTTGTCCTCCGCGCGTTGGACGTCGGGGTTCTCCTTGTTCCAGTCGAGGGCGATTATGATAGGGCGGCGGATGGTGCGTCCATTAGCAGACGCGCAGTACCCGAAATGGCGGAAGTGGTCGATAAAGTAACGCCACTTACCCACCCCGTTAAGGGCGACGCAGGAGAATGGAAGGCCTTCTTGTAGCATTTTGCCCTGGGCGCAGAGCGCTTTTTTCTCTCCCTCGGTTATCAGGATACCGGTGGAAATGTCCTGCATATTTTTTTCGTGGTCCACCCCCATGTAGCGCGGCCAGTAGGGGAGTTCAAGCCCCGAGCCGACCCCTTTTATGCGGATACACTTGGCGGGTTTTTCCGGGCGCTCAGTACCATTCTCAATAGCCAGGGATTTGGCGCGTTCGTAGGATTCCAGAACAGAATCCGGAATGTGGCGCCGAAAGGTGGAAACGTCGGTTTGTTCTCCCCGTATGTTGAAGTAGGGCATCTCAAACCCGTTGTAGGGCTGACGCGCAAGAAGGCGGAAGCCAGCGTGATTTGCGACGGCATCAGAAATGCCGGAAGCAGCGAGTTGTTGTTTATACCAGTCAATGGACGTCTCGGTAGTGATCGGAGCGACGACGGATTCAAATGTACTGGTCATGGACACTCCTGCTTTAGTTGACCGGGAATAGTACTACTGGCGCATTTGGGGATGCAAGCACTATTTCCCTAGGCATTTGTCGCATAAAATATATTGGTAGTACTGCTTGCGCAGTGCTAGGGAACGCGGCTACAATTGGTACGACTAACTTGAGGACAGTGCAAATGGCATGTAAAAAGTGTAAGTGGTATCAACATAAACTCTCTCCTCTGGAGGACAAGGTGTTCACTGCCCGTTTCCTGGCCAAAGAGCCGAAATCGTGGATGAGCAAACAAATTGTTGAGCGTGGGGGTATGCCGTACATTATGTTCAATTTGCCCGACGTTTGGCAAGCCGCTTTTAAAGAACCTTCCCCACACCGATCCGCCCTTACTAACTTGGGCAGGACACTCGACGCGTTGGGCTGGGAACGCACGAAAGTGGGAGGCTTGCTCTTTTTCCGCATGCCCCTGAAGGAATTTGCGGATTATTGTCTGGAGTCTAAATGAAGAGGGCTCTTTTGTGGATCAGCCTGTTTAACCCTATTACATGGATTAAGCGGTGGGTTTTGGAATGGGCGATAGACGAGATCGAGCGCGGTAATGTGTATAGAGTGGTCAAATGCAAAATAATGGAAGACCGCGTATACATCGAATTGTCCACGGGCGAATGGCGTCGATTGGGGAGAAAGTGATGTGCAGCTTGCTCGGATTCGTCGGGGAACATCAGATGTTTATGCTCTTAGCACTCGGTATAGTGAGTACGGCAATTGTATTAGTGACGGAGGCACTTGCCCGATGAGATTACACACTGATGCGCCCGATTTGTCCAAGCAGATGGAAGCACTTGCGTACAGGATAGACAACTTGAAACGCTCACAGGAAGAAGAACGTCGCTCTTTACTGGCGCGCGGTAAATACATAGCAACACTGGAAAAAGAACTTGACACTATGCGAGGTATACATGGCAAAAAAGCACAGCAACGTAAATAACCCGAAGCATTACACGAGCCACCCCTCGGGGGTGGAGTGTATTGAAATAACCGAGCACATGAATTTTTGTCTCGGTAACGCGGTGAAGTACATTTGGCGCGCAGCGCTTAAAGGCCGCAAACTTGAAGATTTGCGCAAAGCGCGCTGGTACATAGATCGCGAAATTGAGCGGCTGGAGGCTGAATGATCTGCGAAGCAAGCTCTCCGGAGGATTACGCCAACCCAGAGAGCGCCATTCGTGCCTCAGAGCTATTGGCGTTTGACAATGCGCGCGCGAAACGTATACAAGCCATAGCAGAACTTAAATGGCAGGAGGCTCACGCCGCAATTTTGAGAGGACAGCTAGGCATAGAGAAGGTGCCCAGCATCTCCTTATACGACGGGCGCGGCGAGCCGCAAGGATCCTGTGTATGAATAAAACATTCTTAATTGTATGGCACCAGGAAGACACCACGGAGCACGGAGTGGTGTGTGCTTTCCGAAAAGAGAGTTCTGCGCAGGCGCTCATAGCGCAGTTGCAGCAGATTTCCCCCTTGGTCTTTGAAATTGTAGAGGTTCCACACTATGACTGACCCCTCAACAGCAACGCGGGAAGAAGTTACAGCTGCAGTGGGCAAGTGGCGGGAGCTGCGTGAAGAACGATTGGCTGCGGATAAAGTAGCGGCTGAGCTTAAGAAGCAGGAGAACGAGGTAAAACAGTTTATCATCTCCGCGCTTATCGCGCAGAAGTATGAAGGTATTGTATTGGGTCAACGCATCACGGGGCTAAGTGAAAAAGAGCAGCCAGTTGTAACCGAGCGCAGTGTGTTTGAAGATTTTGTATTGAAAGAAAAGGCGCTGCACCTATTGCAGTTTAGAATTTCGGCACCGGCCATTCGCGAAATGCAAGAAGCCGGTATCGTTATACCAGGAGTCGGCAGCGAAATGCTGTACGACTTATTTGATAGGAAAGCATAGGAGAATTTATGAGACCCAGCGAGATAGGGCTGATGCAGCCTGTAGTGTGCAAGTACAGGGAAACCACTGAGTGGAGTTCCACCGTTGAGTTGATGAAACTGAACTTTTCCACCAATGGTAGAATGGTGTATGTACGAATAGTACACTTCTCCACCGGCACCCCAGGTCTTTCGCACCAGTGGTACGATGTGGACGACCTGGACAGGAGGTATGTAGTAGTAGACACCCTGAAACACCACTAACCAACTGAGAACTAAGCATATGAGTAACGAAGAAACCAAGAACTTACCGATAAATTATGACGAATTGTTGGCTGGCATGGCGAAACAGGCAACATCTGTTGAGCGCCCGAGCGTTAGCACGATTAGCTTGAAAGCGGGGCAGCTGAAGTACAACAAGCAGCCAGTTGCGGGGAATAAACTGGATTGTATTGTCATCGCATCGACGCACACGAACCTCTACTACGAAGGGGTGTACGACCCTGATGATTTGGCCAACCCTGTGTGCTACGCGTATAGCGACAGCGGGGAGAACATGGTGCCGCATCCCTCCTCCAGTAAGCCGCAAGCAGACAGCTGCGAGACGTGCCCGCATAATAAATGGGGTTCGGCCATTAACAATGGCAAACCGGGCAGAGGCAAACGCTGCAAACAGGGCAGGAGCCTGGCGCTTATTCCTGCGAGCACACAGTCAGAAGAGGTCGCTACGGCAGAATTGGCTGTGATGAAATTGCCCGTAACCAGCGTTGCCAACTGGTCTAATTACGTTAATAAAATTGCAACCCTTTTTTCGCGACCACCACTCGGCATCATCACCTCTATTGGTACAGTGCCGGATGAAAAGTCCCAGTTTAAAGTTGTATTCAACCAGGTATCTCCGGTGCCCAATGAAATGCTCAAGCCTCTGATTGATCGCGCGCCGAAAGCGCGGGAGATTCTGGAGCGGGTATATGAAGCGAATCTGGAAGATGATTCACCTGCTGCTGAGGATGAACCACGGAAGGGGAAAAAGTACTGATTCAAAGGTGCCAACCGCCAGCCCTCCGGGGCTGGTTATTTTTACATGCTAACCATGTGGATTAAAAAATGAATAACAATTTTATTGTACTTGATATCGAATCCGAAGCCATCGTGCCCGGCGCACCCTTATTGCCACGTCCTGTGGGGGTGGCAATAAAAGAAATTCGTTGGATGGATTCCGCGAAAGTCCCTTATTTCTTTGACTCTGAGTACATGGCGTTTGGTCACCCGACAGAAAATACAACCGACTTCGAAACCGTTCGCAAAACACTAAAAATGTTCTGGAACTCTGACTTACATATCATCACACACAATGGAGCAACGTTCGATATACCTGTCCTCGAGCACTGGTTCAACCTGCCAAAGATAGATCCATTGCGAGTACATGATACCCTGTTCCTTGCCTATCTTAACAACCCCCACGCGCGAAGTTTGTCGCTCAAGGATCTTGCACAGGATTTACTAGGGGTACAACCCGCCGAGCGCGACGAACTTTACGACTGGATCATGGCCAACGTACCGGAATGTCGCTCCCGTAAACAGTGCGGAGCACATATCAGCAAAGCCCCCGGCGATCTTGTCGGGCGCTACGCCGCTGCGGACGTTGAAATGACGTGGAAACTCTTTGAGCATCTTCACCCGCTCGTAGTGCCCAGGATGCAGGAGCCCTATGAGCGCGAATTGAAACTCGCCCCAATACTCGTCGACATCCAGAACCGCGGGGTGCGGGTGGATGTGGAGCAGCTGGGGAAGGATACAGTGGCCTCATTGGCCGAACTTGAGGCTCTGGACGCCGACATTCGCACTCGACTTAAATCACCCGAGTTGTCCATAGACAGTAACGACTCTCTCGTGGAAGCATTGCAGCTTAATGGGTACACAGGATTCTCGCTAACGGAGAAGGGTAAACTTTCTACTAATAAAGCATCAATGCAGAATGTATTAGCGGCAGACCCCGAACTCAAACAAGTACTGGAGAGGCGTAGTGCGCTGGCTACGCTTACCTCGACATTTATGGTGCCGTGGCTGGAGCTATGTACCGCAAATGGTGGACGACTGCATGCCGCGTACAACCAGGTGCGCAACCCGGACGGATTTGGTACCAGGACAGGTCGCCTATCTTCCACCAACCCAAACCTGCAAAATGTTGCAAAAGAATTGATTCACGGCCTCCCCATGATGCGAAGTTTCTTATTGCCCGAGGAGGGGTGCGTCTGGGTAACGGCTGATTTTAAGTCACAGGAGCCGCGTATTGCCGCGCATTTTGAAGACGGGGCCCTTCTCAGGGCATTTCAGGATACCCCTGAAATAGACCAGTATCTATGGATAGCCGAAGTATCCGGCGGCATTACTCGCAAGCAAGCAAAGGTAGTTTTTTTGGGGCTACTTTATGGTATGGGCAAGGATAAACTCGCCTCACAGCTCGGGGTCACCCCCGACCAAGCACAAGCTATAAAGGATAAAGTACGCGCAGCCCTACCCGACGTTGTAGCACTTGACGCGGGGTGTAAACGTCGATTCCGGATGGGGGATGCAATTCGTACCCTTGGCGGAAGGTACTACCACTGCGAGCCTCCGAGCAAAGGGAAAACCTGGGAATATAAAGCGCTTAATACGTTGATCCAGGGGTCCGCAGCCGACCAGACCAAGGAGGCACTAATTTATGTAGCTGCGCGATTACAGGAGGGGGAGCGCATACTGGGCACCGTACATGATGAAATCAGTGTTAGTTGCACTCAAGATCGCGTGGAGGCGGTTAAGCAGATCCTGCGGGAAGCCGCATCGGCGCTTCCCTGCGACGTGCCCATGCTGATGGATTTTGGTACTGGAACTACCTGGGCGGAAGCAAAATGACCACTCAAGAAGAGCGTGAGGCTTACCACGAGGCGGAGCAAAACTGTAATATGTGCAAGCATCTGGTACGCAAGCCTCACCCCAAAAGTATTGACGGGTTTTTACACGGTAGTTGCCCCCGAAAAATGTTGGCACATATAAAATTTCACCCACAAGATACTATGCACATGTCCTGTTGGGAGCCCAGAAAAAAGAAGTTGACAGTTCAGTAGTACTGAGTTATAGTGGTACTAAGTTAGTGAGGCATTGGAAATGACAGCAGAGCAACAAGCGGCTTGGAGGTCGTAATTTATGAGATATGAGACAGAACAGCTTATAGAAACCGTAATTGTGTGCGTAGTTGCCTTAGTAGCGATTTCGATAGCATTACATCAATGCTTTTTATTTGTGGGGGGGGCGTAACCATTGCGCTAACCGGCTAGTCCGGTTGAGCGCGTTGTTATGCGTAAATTGTTTTTAACGGAGAGGTAAAAGCATGTGTACAGTTTCAATGGTAGGCGATGGATGGAGAGATCAATTCCCGCAAAGATGGCCACAGTTTGAGCCAAATAACTTTCATATTTCGCAGGTTTCGCGCATGGAGTTTGACGCGCTAAAGCGTGAAGTAGAGGAATTGCGAGAGCTTTTGAAGGCAGCAAAAGCATTTGACAAAGCAACAGGCCAGCCAGATTGCCACATGGATGACAAAGTGGAATTGATAAAAAAGGTTGCCGAAATGGTAGGCGTGGATTTGGGCGATGTGTTTGGTGCATAACACCGAATTCCGCGAATGAGTGTCGCATTAATAAGTTAAAGAGGACAGGGCTATGAAAATCAAAAGCTGGACAGGTGAGATGGTGGAAGCGAGGGTTGCCATGAAAGGAACCCGACAATGTTTTAATGGCGTATGGGAAATCGTAGATGATTATGAAACTGGAATGTCCATGATGTCTTCTGGTTTGCTTGCCCATGATTTTGAAAATTTCACCATGCTCCACTGCCCGTTCCAGGTTGGGGATGAAACCGAATTTCTATACACATTTCCAGATAATTGGATTGAGAACGGAAAGATAGAAAGTCAATTAGAAGCAGACAGATGCAATAATTCATTCAGGGTCAGACACGCCAACCCAAACCTTCGCGCATCACCGGAGTATAGAGAATGACAGACAACGACAAAACACACGAAGCTGATTGCGCTATATCCGTTAATTCAAGACATGGGTGTAGTTGTGACAACGACAAGGCTAGCGAATCCAAGGTGCGGATTGGATTTAACGAATGGTTTTGTTCTCTGCCCGAAGGCAGACAAGCCATATTGCGCGAAGATAAATGGATGTTAGCTAGCACCTCTTATGACGCGGGTATCGAATCCCAGCAAGCAGAGATTGATAGGCTGAAAGAGGAAAACAAAATGCTAGATGAGTTGAATGATCAGTATGCAGTCGTTGTTTGTGGTAACGATGAAGAGAAGTTAAGGGCATTGCAAATACGCGATGAAAAAATAACGCAACTCGAACACCAGCTCGCAGAGGCGAGGAAGGAACAATGGATTAGTGTTGATAGCAGTCTTCCAGCCGAGGGTCGCAGGGTTTTATGTTACGAAGACAACAGAGAAGGCGGGTCAATCTTTGTTGCTTGGAGGCATAAATTTAACGCGAACAAAAAGCAGGAATTTATCGCTTGGATGACTCCAATGCGCGAAGAGTTTTGGCCTAATCCAACGCACTGGATGCCTTTCCCATCAGTATCTGATTTGCTTAACAGCGCACAGCGCGGAGGTAATGGGTGATAGAACAAGACTTGGTTAATAAAGCGGCAAAGATTTATGAGATGCACGAACTTGGTGTCGTATTGAATCGTTGCATAATTCAGGGCATAGATGAAGCAGACCCAAAAACCGGTAAAGTAAATCGTGAAGCTATGCAGGATGAGATAGCTGATGTTATTGCACAGTGCGAAATTAACATCGATTATTTCAAGCTTGACGCGGCGAAAATAATTGAGCGTATCGAGATGAAAAAATCCCTTATGGTTGAGTGGGAAGCTATGTTCGATGAGCGTACAGCGCGGGTGAGTGAATGAACAACATAGACATCTACACAGCCGGTACAGATAAGCTGCTAAAGCCAAGGATTAAGCCTTGCAGGTGCGATAGGTACTTATTCCCGCATCGCCGTGAAGGCAAGTGCGAAGAGCTGGAAGAAGAGGGGTTTGACGACAAATTCATGCGTGAGTGTGATGCGTTTAATGCCGAGGTTCGTAAGGTTTTTAGTTGAGGTAGTTATGCGTAGAAGTGAAGCAGTTACGCTTAGTGTATTGGCGGCCATTACGGTGGCTTTAGTGATAACGAGTTATGTGGTGATGGTATGAAAAAAGCGGACGATGTTGATGGCGTTGTTATGTTGCCATTTCCAAAAGAATGCGTGATTAAAAACATCTACCGCGGGGAAGCAGGCGGGTCTTGCTATGTTTATGCTAGCTTGTACTCTCCAGAAGGCGAGTTGTTAATATCAGCAACATTGGATTACATAAACGAAAGAATATTAAATGCAGGCACAGCAACATAACCCCGCTCTAACCGGCTAGTCCGGTTGAGCGCGTTGTTATACGGCATTTTACCTACGGAGGATTTATGAACGACGATAGAGAGATAAGGCTGTTTGATAGCCAGTGGATGAATATAGTTAACCATGACCATTGCTGGGAGAGATATACAAAGGAAGAGGCTGTAAATGCTGCCGTAAAAATGGCAGAGGAAAAGATGGCAGAAAACATGGCGCTAGGTAAATGGCCATCGCGCCGCGATGCCGTATAACTAAAGACTAAGCGAATCTTGCAAGGTAAATATATGAGACAAAATACAGTGGATAGAAACGAAGCTCAGCTTAGGCGAGAAGGCATGATGTGCCACAAGCACATGAAGGTTATTAGGGGTTTTGAGCGTAGTTTTTATGGTGAAGGTGGTGGAGCAATACCAAAATGTCAGGATTGCATCCAAGAAGACTGCGATAAAATTAACCGGAGGAGAAAAACTTTATGAACAACTTTAAGAAATATGCAAGTAGCTGCGCGTTCAGAGTCGAACTTACGCAGCCGCAAATAGCAAAGATGTTCGAAATTGGAAAGATAGAAGAAACTGGCGACTGGAAGTTAGCCTACGAAATCCGAAATCCGCTTTTAAAGGTGTATGGCGGCGTAGATAATTTTTTAGCAACTGAAAACGCATTAATAAGAAAGGGTTTGATATTTAATAACAGGCCAAATGGCGATGGTGCGTGTGTAAGGTTTACTGAGCCAGGCAGCGCCATGTACAAACTCTTATTAGTTTCTGGGTTTTTTGAGGAGTTTGAAAAATGTTACTTAGATTATAAGCAAGTCAAAGAGGTGGCGGCATGACACATATAACACTCGGTCTTTTAGCTGCGTTTATCTCGATTGCTTTCTTTAGGGAAAGCCTAGTAAGGAATGATGAGTTTATGCAATTCGCGGCATCTGTTGTAATCGGGCTTCTTGTATCATCTGCCAGCTTTGTATGCGTTGAATCGTATAGAATTGCCACAGGATACCGCGACCCTCATGTGGTGGCGCTTGAAAACACAAGGGTAGAGTGGTATTCACTCGGAAGGAACGATGCTATAGAAGCGCATGAGCGCTGGATAAAAGACGGAATGCCGCTAAGGTTAAATGGTATTGGGTATAGGTGCGAGAGGATTAAGTAATATGTCCTACACAAAACCTATAAGCCACAGCAGCCGAAAACTTTTTGCAAAATGCCCCAAGCAATGGCACGACAAATATGTACTGGGCAATAAAACCGAAACAGGGGCGGCCGCTGCGCGCGGAACAAATATCCACGAGGAAATAGAGCGCTTCTATCGCCACAGCATTCCTCTCAGTAATCCCGTTCTTATGCCCTGGCGCAGAGTGCTTGAAGCATTGACACTAAAATCCCCTGTGCCTGAAGCAGAACTTGCACGAACGTCTGAGTGGCAAATGACAAAGTTCGATGCGCCGGAAGCATTTTACCGAGGCAAACTGGATCTGCGGTATGACGACAGCGCAGTGCATGTAATAGCCGACTGGAAAACGGGACGTAAATACCCCGAGCATGAAGAACAGGGGCTGGATTATGTGGCGCTGTCCGATGAGCGTGATGCGTATAGGACTGAGTTTTATTATATCGATCAGCCATTGTGTGTAGTGACGTTCAACTATACCAAGGATCAGCGCGCACGACAGATCGACAAGATACAGCACGAAGTAAATAAAATACGGGCAGAAGAGAACTTCGACCCAACTCCTGGAAATTTTGCATGCAGGTACTGCCCGTTGAGTTGGCGTAATGGCGGGAAATGTGAGGCTGCGCCGTGATTGTAGAACTGAAGGTAGTCGTCGAGGATATTTACACCGTCTGCGGGGTACCTGTGACAGGCTTTTATCGGGTAGCTCCATGTGTGTACATACCAAAAGATTGGGTGCATGTAATCTTCACCCACAATGGAAAAATCGATGCGTTGGGGGTGGACACTAAATACTTACCCTATTGCCAATTCAGTGAGGCTGCACCGTGAAGGATTTAATCGCACTGGCCAAAAAATTAAACGCGCCCGATTATGTCAAACGCAAACGCGCTCCCGTAGGCCCTAAAATTATAGGAGGGCCTTGTAGCAAATGCGGTGGGACACTTAGGTACGAAAGTAACCACAACTGTGTGGAGTGCCTGAAAAAATATGCGCAGCGTGAACGTGGGGGTTCGTATGAAGGGTCGGCTTGAGCGGCACATAGAAAACATGACCGGGAAGCGACTGCTGGTGTGGGCTACGCGGGAAGGCGTTCCGCTCGAATACCTTAAGTGCGAAGTTCCGGGCATAAAGGGGTTCCCCGACAGAATTATTTTATGGGAAGGAGGGCATACCCTTTTCGTAGAGTTTAAGCGCCCAACTCTTCGCCCCACAAAACTCCAAAATTTTAGACACGAAAAACTGAGATCATTAGGGTTTGAGGTTCACGTATATGACAACATCGACAACGCCGTGGCAGGTATTACGCAAAAAATTCGAGCCACGGCCCGAGCAGATCAGGGGCATTAAATTAATTCTACAAGGGAAGGGTACTCGCTTGTTTTTGCACCCGGGAAGGGGGAAGACTTCTACGGTACTAAAATCCTTCCAGATACTGAAGCAGTGTGGATATGTAGATTCCCTTCTGGTACTCGCCCCTTTAAGGGTAGTGACGACGAGTTGGCCGAGTGAATTACAGAAGTGGTCTGATTTCGAGTCACTGACTTACACAACCATACACAAAAAACGAAAGTCTGCCATGCAGGAGAATGTCGACATCTACTTAATGAATTTTGAAGGCCTCCTGACCCCTGAATGGTGGGACAAAAAGAAGAATACGCTGAGCCCATTTGCTGTCCAGTTCCTGAAACGCAAACGTTTCATGTTAGTAGTTGACGAAGCCACCAAAATGAAGAACAGTCAAAGCGCAAGGTTCAAAGCGCTCAAAAAATACCTGTCATGGCTCCTGTACCCAACTATTCTAACCGGCACCCCCAAGCCAAAATCACTGGAGGATTTGTTCGCCCAATGCTACATCACAGACCAAGGCCGGGATCTGGGAGCTTTTATCACCCATTTCCGTCGGGAGTACATGGTGCCGAATGAGAATGGATATGGCTTCTCCCCGCAGAACGGTGCATTTGAGCGAGTATCCGCGAAAATTGCCCCGACCACTTTGCAGTTGGATTACGAAGAGGCCGTACCGAGTCAGGTGGTGGATATCATTGTACCCATGCCAGATGACGTGAAGCCCTTTTACAAGGAGCTTAAGGATGAGTTCATTGCATCTATCCAGGGGCAGACAGTGATCGCCCCCAACAGCGGGGTTCTGCTGAACAAACTACGGCAAGTAGCGCAAGGCGCAATATACAACGCAGAAGGGGAAACGCTCGAACTACATGGCGCCAAGCTCGATGCACTTGAAAATCTGGTGGAAGAGCTGGACGGCGAACCGCTGTTCTGCCTGATCCAGTATAAGCACGACACCGCTCGGATATCCGAGCGCTTGGGGTATGATGTGCCGGTAATAGCAGCCGGGACCAGCGCTGCACAGGGAGCGGCCTACGTCCAGCGCTTTTCCGCAGGGGAAATTCCACTCCTTCTCGGGCACCCCCAATCCGTAGCGCATGGGGTGGATGGGCTGCAAAATAACTGCAAAAATGTGGTATGGTTTGGGCTCGACTGGAGCTGGGAGAACTACTATCAGGCCAATTTGCGCATAGTACGCCACGGTAGTAAGGCCGATATGGTGTCCATTTACCGAATAATGGTAGATTGCCCCACGGAACGCGCAGTACTCGCCTCCGTGGAGGGGAAGAGAACCGCCGAAGCCGATTTTTTAACTGAATTGAAAAAACACTTGCAAGTCGAATAACTTAGTACTACTATGAGGCTGTAGTACCACTAAATAGGAAGCACATGCGGTTTTGTACACATAAATGCGGGTTTCAGTTTCACAACCTTGTGGCAGCTTCGGGCTGCCCCCAATGCGGCGCCCCGTTGTCTGCTCACCCTATTAAGCTGGCGGTCAAAGTTGTAGAAAAGCCCACACAGGAAGTACGCGAGCGAGCTGCGCACGTACCAACTATCACATATAAACGAAGAGGTAACACCCTATGAAATCCAGTAAATTTATCTTTTTTGCTGCGCTGTACATTGGAATTCTAACATCCACGCTGACCATGATACCTACGGTACTAGAACTTCAGCGAGCCGTGATCGAGTGGACATTATATGTACCACTGTTGTGCCAGCTAGCCTGCCTGGCCTGCGGCTACTGGCGCGGAGTGCGTATCTACGCTCTTGCATGCGCCTTTGCGATTTGTGTTGCGCACCAGGGCATGCTCATGGACAACGCACTACTTGAGTCAGTTATCTACATGGGTTGGGCAAGTATTGCGCACTTAGTGCATCGCGCTACTGTGGCACAGCGGGAGGAGCACCTGCTTTGATCCAGTCTTCATACGCCAGTTCCCCACCGTCTGAGCGGTACTTACGGTACGCTAATTGGTACTGGAAAGTACCCGCACCCTGGGGAACTGAGGAGGGGCTTTCCTGGCGCTCTTCTGCCAGATTATGCGAGGTTTCAGTTTCATCCCCTGCTCCGCCATATTTGCGGAGCAGCTCCGCCATCATACTATTTGCCATAAGTCCACCTATTGTGTAAATTTGTCAATTGTAGTCCTACGCTACGCTACATGCAATATTGCGGTCGCTTTGTTAATATGGCCACAAGATCTACGCAGGCATTAATGTTATAGCGCATAAAAAACCCCTTGGTTTCCTCGTTTCTATGCGCTACGTTCGGGTCATTCGGGTCTAAAGTTCCAATCAGTGTATAGTCGAAGTCACAAGTATAGCCTGTGTGAGGCGCGTTTACATCCCGCCATGATTTTTGCAAGTAAAAGTAAAGCCAAGATGTAATGGGCGGCCACTGATGAGTTGGATCTCCATAAGCCCTCTCGTTTGACCAGTGCGGGGTAGTTAACCGTGCCGTAGTTTTTGGCTTCATGACGCGATATAGCTCGTTAAAAAATGATATGCGTTCTGAATTGGTGAGATGCTCAAGGAAGTGGCTAGAGTGTACCTCGTCTACCGAGTTATCCTCAAACGGCCACGGGGTAATACGTACATCGTGGACAATATCAACGCCATCGAACCCGATAGCGTCAATGCCAGTGAATCCAGCGAGTTTGTTCTTGCCGCAGCCGATGTCGAGTTTGATTGGTTTGATTTCTTTGTCTGTCATACAAAGCGACTCCTATAAAGCCATAAAAATATATTTCCACTAGTTTCCATCTTTAACCCAAACAGCTTTGCATAGTAAGGGCGTAGGCTATTTAGCGCAGTAGTAGTTACAAAAATACCTTTTGCTTGCGCATCTGAAATCATATCCCTATGTTGATTTTCGCATTGCTCGCATCTTAGGTATTTATCTAAATTCACATTGTGTGCATCGCATTTTAAGAATTTTCTAAAAATTGGGGATTTTTCGTCTGTCATGCTCAACCCTCACTGTTGCATTAAAATTATGTTTACGCTTGCTAGACTTATAATCAACGGAACTTGCATCTTGTACTCTACCGGGTACTCCAATCTCGAAGCCGAAAACTTTAGCTCTTTGGTGAGCCATATATTAAACCAGTGACCAAAAACGCAAACCTGAACGCCGCGCATGAACTTAATCATCATATATCACCATGTGAAGTCAGGAATGCCAAATTTACCGTCTAAATCGTAATGCCCTACATGAACACTACAATCAATCGCACAGCGATAGCCCAAAGGTCGCGCATTTTTCCAAAAATACAAATCTTGAGTCATAACCCCTTGTCCTTGTTCGCCAGTTAGTGTTTTAAACCATGGCTTAGGTAGCTTCTCATCCTTAAACATTGATATTTTCCACAGGTTAAACCCCATGCCGGTACCTGTGCATTCAACAATGCCGCCGTTTGGATCGGGTCTTTGTGGGCGGAAATTAAGGCACGGGTCTTTTGGGTCGCCCCATATCTGCGGCTGTCCACCCGGCCCCTTTGTAAAGTAAAGTCCGCCTATGCAGGAATACTGAGGATTATTCTCAATTGCAGAAAGCAGCTTAACCAGCCCATCTGGGGGCGGGCAATTATCATGCTCTACAGTGAGCAGGTATTTGTAATTTTGGAGTTCTGGATGAGCGAGAATGCCCTCAATACTCTGGGAAAAAGCCTCCCCGACTTCCATACCTAAAGCCCACATGCGTAAAAATTTTGCGTTAGGGGGTGAGTACATATTCATCCAGCTTGCTACTACTTTTGTTGGAATTTGACCAAAAGCAGGCACAAGCATAATTGTCGAAAGGTCTTTATAGGCCCCCTCTAAAGTGAGTCTTTGGTGGGACTTGGCCAGATCGGAGTTATGCACCCCGGAAAAATCAGGCATTACTATCTGTGGCTTCAATCAGATATTCCTAAATATTAGCCCCACATTTGCTCTCGCATAATAGGAGCCTGTCTGGTTTATAGCACTCAAGGATACAGTAGGCGGCACCGTGCTAATCGCAGCAGAGTATATCCCTTGACCACCGAACAGTCCAGTGCTTGTATTTGTCGCATCAGTGAAATTGCCAACTTGAGGAACGGCGCTTGAGTATATCGGGCCTCCCATCACAGACCATGTATTACCAAGCGCGGTTGTGGCAGTTCCTACGCTTGATGTGTTTGTGCTAATCCCAAAACCAACATAATACTCGCCAGGCGCGAATGTCATATTCATCCCAACGGACATCGGACGAATAGCATGAGCAATAACCTGCGTGGCTCCAGCTGTATTGGATGCCAGTGTTGTATTCCATTGGTTTTGAGCGCTAGTCAGACTGCTCAATGTATTGCCGTTTTTTGTATAAATACAAGCGAAAGCTGTTACAGCCAATCCCCAAGTATTAGCTGTCGCACTAGATGCGATAGATACCAAAAATGGAACATCGACTCTAGTTGCAATCAGGTCGTCGTCCATTTGTACGCGGTTTATGGAAAACGAACCATTGCCCATCGCAGCTACAGCTGTCAGGTTTCCGGGAGGCCATTGTAAGCGCTGAGATATTGTTGCATTGTTATTTATTGCTAATGACAATGTGAATCCATTAGACGCCGAGGCTGTAGTGCCGCTTAAATTAGTAAGAGCAAGCGTGGGATTACCATGACTGTGTGTACTATTCCAAGATCCAGTTACAGTACCCGCATCCAGCCCAAAAGATACACCACCGCCATCCCCGAAATTGATCGTTGCAAGATTGCTGGAAGTAGTTCCGGCAGAAACCCCCACAGATCCGCCTCCACCAGGAGCTGCCACTGAAATAGCCAGTCCGTTGGAGTTTAGGGTAATGCTTGCGTTTGTGGCGCTGGTGCCAACCCCCGCATAGCTACGCGCGTCCAGTGAAAGCCCTGCGCTATTAACAGTCCATGTCACGTTAGATTGCGCAGTAGCCAGCCCGATGCCGTCATTACTCGCACGCGCCGTAGTTAAGTAATCTGTCTTAACCGTCGCAAAAACCCCTTGCGTACCCGTAGAAAATGACACTCCATTGCTGTTGGCAAATGAAAGCGTACTAAAATTAGCGGAGCCATTCGCGGCGGAATAAGCAACCGGCTGCGTTGACTGCTGGGTAATACCATTATGGCTGGCTGTGAGGGTGGACGCATTACCTCCAAAGGTAATCCCATTGCCATTGGCGAAGGATATATTACCTGTGGACCCCAGAATGCTGACCATATTCTGGGTCTGCACAGACTGGGAGGTTATGCCGTTGTGACTAGCCGTCACCGCACTTCCCGCAGATGTGCCAAAACTTATACCGTTAGCATTCGAAAATGAAAGAGTACTGAACGCATAGCTACCATTGGCAGCAGATGCCGCTACGGGCTGAACTGACTGGGACGCCGCGCTTAGTGAAAGCGTAAGCCCCGCACTATTACTGGCAGTAGTTCCACTAAGATTCGTAAGGTTAAGCGTCGGATTCCCATGGCTGTGACTACTTGGCGCGTAGTCAGTACGAACAGTTGCAAACACTCCCTGTGTGCCTGTACTAAAACTCACCCCATTGCTGTCGGCAAACGGTAGCGTCTGGAATGTGGCGCTGCCGTTACCTGCGGAATACGCCTGATTAGATTGGCTTGTAAGTCCATTATGGCTCGCAGTAACAGCACTACCGGCTGAGGTGCCGAAACTGACCCCATTCGCGTTACTAAAACTGAGCGTGGAAAATGCGTAACTACCATTCTGTCCCGAAACTGCGACGGGCTGCGTAGACTGCGCAGTTATGCCGTTGTGGCTGGCAGTCATTACCCCATTATCCGACAACCCAAAAGTAACGCCGTTACTGTTCGAGAAGTTTACTGTCCCCGTGCTTCGACTATTGACCCCTCCCGAGATTACTACACCTCCGGCGCTTCCGCCAACCGGGACCCCTCCAGGGGTGGATCCATCTCCCACGTACAAAAGTTGGCCATCAGTTACCCAAATAGGCTCGCCATTTGCAGGGGTAATACTTGTCCGATCTGTGGAAGCCCCACGGCGAAACTTCAATGTCATACAAAGCCCCCAAAATCAATCAATACATCTGGTGTGGGCGACGCAAATGTGCCGAAATCCAGATCACATACCAGGCCAACCCCCGTAGAACCGCTGGAGTATACTACCCCGGTAACATACTCTGTAGTCCTTCGGTAAAGAAGCCCACGCATAATCCAGTAATTAGTGGCGCCAATAACTACATGCAGCTCGTAATTGGCCGACACGATAGATAGGGCCGCTGACTGCTCTACCGATACGGCAACCGCAATGGTTCCAGAACTTCCGCCAAGGGTAAGCCCACCATTTTCAGTGGTAAGACTGAGTAACGGTGCTGTGCCGCTGGTGGGCAGAACATTCAGGTAGGCCGTTGCTCCGGTGAGGTCTACAGGCTCGCCTGCATCTTTCCACACGTAGGTTTCTGCAAATGGCTCGCCTCCCCAGATAGTGATGTCGACCGTATTGGGGGAACTCATCAGCCGAACAACCCGGAGATTACCTTGCTGAACCATGAACCTATAAGGGCAGACATACCTGCAAGCGCGGCTAAGTACCCTTTTTGGTGAGCCACATACTCCTTCAATTTTTCCACATCTGTCTCGCTATTGGAAAGCCGAGTTCCCAGAGCAGTCTGAAGATCCGCGATCTGTTTTCGGGTATCTTCATGCATTTCTGCGACAGCTTTGACGTGCATTTCCTGTGCGCGCACCAAAGCGTCGACTGTGCCCTGTAAATGTCCGATACTTTGACTTACCTCATCCAACTGAGCCATAAAAGTCTACCCGTTTCTGTTGTATTTCCAGGATTTTACGTAAATATCACCGTATGCTGTGTTAGTGGACGAGCGCTGGCGTAACCGGGAAGAACTGTCGAGTTTTACGGAGAACGCTGCTGCGGTAGAGTACGAAGGAGTCGCGTACAAATCAGGGGCAGTTAAGCTGTTAGTAGTTCTTGGGTCGGAGAATTGAATCGTTGTAAGCCCGGAAGTGGAATTCAAAAGCGCAGAAAAATTGGGTGTGGTTGACGGAGGTGCTCCGACAACCAGCAACGCGCCTGCAGTATTACCTGTATAGGTTGTTTTAATGGGGGCGTCCCACACACGAACATCCCCATCGTTGAAGAATGGCTTAATCGCTGATGCGGTGTAATACGTCCAGTTTATTTGACAGAAATGTTTATACCCCGCCAACTCGGCAGCTGAACCTGTTGCAAGGAGATTAGTCGCGTTGGGGGCGTTTGCCGCATCCCACCCGAAATTAACCGTGCCATCATCTTTCCAGATGACAAATTCTCGGTAGTAGGTACCGTTTACAGGAGCTCCAAGGGCGGCTGCCAAACCACCGGTAGGCGTCGCGGTGGTTCCACCGTCTGCCCACACTGCTGTGATAGTTTTGCCCAGTGCAGAAGTCAGCTCCGCAAAACTGGTATTTGCGGAATTCGGTACCCCATAAGTTCCCTGATTGGCGCATTGGCCAATCCCGATATCCAGGGCGGAGGTTGGGTTAACAACGCTATTTGTGCACAGGAATCCAGTGAAATAATTATCGGGTAAGCTCAAGGCAGGCGACGTGCCGAGTGTAACCCATGAACCGTCAAGGTAAGCCTCAATAACAGCAAGATCCGTATTCCTGCGAATATAGCTCTCGGTTGCTACGCGCTGGGCAGTCGTACCACTCGGCAGCAACAATCCGCCAGTAGTGCCAAGCCCGTAACCTGTTGCGAGCATTACGTGTGTTGGGTCGTTGTCCGTTGTGGTTGTCTGCACGTCGTAAGTAATAACATTTCCGGGTACATCCCCCTCAGCAATGACCTTGCCTGTAGTGTCTGAAAAAATAGCAAGCGCGCCGGATGTAGAAGAAACGGGGCCGAACACGTCGCCCACAGAATTGCCGTTGACCGTGACATCTCCAGGAAAAGTGGTGTCGCCGTTGGTATTATCTACCGTGATGGTTGCCTGCACAGTGCCATTCGAGGGGTCACGGAGTTGCAGCCAGGTTTGATTGGTGTCTTTGTCTGCCCGGAGAGTTACCCAGTCAAAGCCGCCACTCTGCATTCCAAATTGCGCATAAGTACCTGCGCCACCTGTGTTATTCAGTGTAGCTTTTGGGTTAGATTTGTTAACCTGTATATTGCCAGTAAACACTGGGTTGTTAGCGGCTACTACTTGGGCCCATGCAGCATTTTGTCTGCCATAAGCATTACCATCGATAGGTGCTTCTGCAATGCCTCCAACCGCTCCAATATAGAAGTTAGGTTTAGCTCGGTTAATATACCCAAAATTAGCCGACGGGTTTGCATTTGGCCAGTTAGCAGGGTTACTATTAACTGCTTGGGTGTAGCCAGTAGAAAAAATCTCAGCTACAAGGGCAAGTCCAGCTACTTGGGCTGGCGGTACATAGGTAGCCCGATCCAGTTCAATCCAGCTCAACGCGGATTCAAGAGTAGTGGGGAAGAATGTGGAACCTTCATAGGTTATTTTACGCCCGAGAACCCACAGGCACGGCGTGTTAGGTATGCTGGGGGCGTATAGTCTGTGTATCACGCCTTTAGCTTCATTGTCTGGGATGAGTCCAACTCCACTCCCTGTGTCGTACCTGTTTATGGGGCAGTCTGGATTGGTGTCGAATGCGTTAGCCCACCAAGTCGTGCCATCACTCGCACATATAACCACAAACTGATACTGCGCCGCAGAAACAGTGGCAAAATTTACAAGGTTAGGCTGACTCGGGTCCTGATCTGCATTGGCTTGGAACAGGTACACATCGGAAATATCAATGCGGGAAACCGGCCCCGCTGTATTTAGCAATGTCGCTCCTCCTCCAGAAATGCAAGTACCACTCAACAGGTTTGCGACGTCCAAGCCAAGGTATCCGTCCCCACCAGAATGCGCAGGGCGAGGCGCTTCCGTTAAATTACGTTGCATATCCTGGTCCAACCAAAACATCGCAGTGCCGAGCAAACAGTTATCCCGATAAAGAGCCGTGTCAGGAATGCCGAACACCACGGTGAATGCCCCGGTTTGCGAAATAAAAATGCTGGCTTGCCCAACTGTGTCTACCCCAACGGTAACATAATCAGCCAAGTCGATAGTCTGCGAATCCCACGAATATACGAACACGTCTCCCGTGGCGGATACAAAAATTCCCGTGCCGTCTGGTATTGTTATCTCTGTACCAGACTGATCGGGAACCACCAAGTCAGGGTATCCGTCAGCTGGGCGCACCCAACCTGTAACGGACTTCTGCTCACCGGCTCCGCCACCGGCGGACTCTACAGGGGTCTGCAAAATAAGGCTGGTACCGTCCACATACCCCAAATACAAATTGCCCGCCGCAAGGTCATCAGCGAGAAGAGTTGTCCTGCTGGAAGACAGCACAGCCAATTGGCCCAGGCCATTTACAGCGATAGTAACGGTGTCTGTGTTGTTCACCAGTGGCACGAACGCGATACCCATATAATCCGTATAAGCGGTTAACCCCGTCAAGGTGCCCACAAGGGCATTTACGCCGGAAGTAACCGTAACTCGATTGTATGTACCTGCGCGAATCTGTCCGAGGGATGTGTACTGCGCGGCAGCAACGGCATCGCCAACTCCTGTATGCTTACGGCCGCCCATGGGGAGGTCGGCGGAGGGTGTCGTCACCCCATCCGCAGAAATACTATTTGTAAGCGCGTCAGCCACATCTTCAAGAGTGGTATTGGCCCAGTTACTTGTAATTGTGGTACCTGTAACAACCGGGTTAACCTCTCCAGGTAAATTGTATACTCCGTCATCGTTGCGTGGCATTCTCTAGTCCTCTTGGGTTTCGCTCGCGATTTTAGCACGAAGAGCATCCGCAATCGCGCGTCTACTTTTTGGGTCATTTGCTATTTTTTGCGGTACACCAGTTTTTAATAGCGCGTGTGGGGCTCCTGCAACAGCCGCTAATTTTGTGGCAATCACTGGGTTCATAATAGAAAGCCCCAGCGAGGCGCCCTGTACAGTTTCACTTGGCGCAGTTTTCTTGGGAATGACTAGCGCGACATCTTCCAGTAATTTACGTGCTTTCGGGTTAACCGCTCCCTTTTTAGCTGCTCGTTCTACATCCGAACGTGCGCGATAAAGATCGAGCCCCTCACCCGGTTTAATATCCTGTTTACGGAGCTGCAGGGCCAACCGATAATTACTACGCGCTTTATCCAGTGTCATCTTTTCCGCAGGGGAAAGTGATTCATCGAACGTATCATCGAGTGCTTTCTGCAACCCATAAAGTGCTTGCTTCGCGGGGCCTTCTGCACTGGACGCTGCTGCACCGATTGCAGATCGATTCTGCGCATACACTTGACCCTTTAATTTAGCATTGGGTATGTTGGACAAAGCCTTCATCTCTTCCGCCAACTGGTCTACTGTAGAATTGCGCAATTTTCCGCTGACTTGATAATTTTTCAGCACATCATCTACGCGCGATGCTAAATTAGCTACGGGGGCCGCCTTGGCTTTGGTAACACTACCAATTTGCTGCCCAACTGTATCCACAATATCCTTCATACCCTCATTACTTACAGGTACCTCTGTGCCCAGGATGTTAAAGAGCGCCTTTTTTGCCGCTTCTTTTTGCGCGGATTCAGTAGCGCGCATGGTATCCCCGACAATGGGCATGCGCTTCAGCAGGGCTGATGTGCTATTACTTACAATGCCAGGGATTTCTTGTATCTTGGATACGTCAACACCAAGATCGCGAAGTCGTTGAGCTGCAACAATGCGCGCGGGATCTGCCTCTCCTACAAGGGCTCGAACGCCCTTCCCCGCTAATGGAATTGCGGCGTTGAGTGCAGCATTCTCGATTATATTTTTCTTTAGCTCCCCCTCACCTGCGGTGGGGGCAAGCGCACCGGTTGCTGCACCAGTTGCTCCTTCTGCTGCCATAATGGCAGGCAACGATAGCGCACCTGCTTTATACGCATTCGCCATTGCGCCACCGGGCGCGGCCAACATAGCTATATTCGCTCCCACATCCCCCACAGTGCCCGCTTTGGTATCCATAAGGGGCCGATCAAGTTGTCGTTGCTCCGCAGTCTGTGCTTGCAGCTGCTTAAGTTCTTCATCATCCCCCGTGGCGCGATTCCATAATTGGCGCGCGCCCATACTTGTATCTGACAGCGCTTTCCCCGCCCCCGCCAACAACTTTTCTGTGGTGCTCATATCCTTGGTAGGATCGTACAACTCCCGATCCGCCAATTGTTGAGCAGCTACTTTCTGCTTAAATTCTTCGGAATTTGGGTCAAATTTGGGATTTGGCCGGTAGCGCGCCTGCGCTTGGGCAATAACCTCTTCCTGTGAAGCACCATCTGGTCCTTCAACTTCAAGTTCCGTGCCGTCCGGGGCTGTTACGTAGTAAAGCGCCATTACTGTCTAACTCTCACAGACCATGCTCCACCACTTCCGGGTGCGGTTGGTGTCGTAAGTGGTGGTGCCATCTCTGGAGCAGCTTTATTGACACGTGCAGCCGCCTCAGCCATTTTTCGCTTACCCGATGCAATCGCATCCTTAATAATTTTGTATTTAGCTAATCGCTGGGCTCGTGTATCAGTTGGTAGTATCTTGGTTTTTGCCAGTATAGCGCGTTCACTCTCTGTAACAGCCCCTTGGCCTTTAAATACATCAGATGCCTGTAATGCCAAAGTATTTGCTTTTTGCGCCAATGCATTTGCCTCATCCGGGATGGTGGCCAAATCATTTTCGTTATTAAAGCCAACAGCTTGCCCCATCGCACTTAAGGTTTTCAGCTTTCCGCCCGACAAAAATGGTTCTGGCTTGCCAGCTGCGGCATCCTGTGTATCCTGCAACTCCATCTCGCCGACCATTTTCTCCACGGTATCCAGCTGCGGAAGCCCCTGCAGCGCGTTAACATCTGCAGCCGCTTGTTTCTGCTTCAGCGTTTTTGCATACGCATCATCACCCCCGGCCGATCCCTTCAAAGCTGCAAATTTTGCATAGGCTTCTGGGTTTTCTTGATACAGTTCGAACTCTGATTTCTTCGGGGGTTGGATGCCCAGCGTTTTCAGTGTTTTTTCGCGCTCAAAGGCTGCCTGATCTGCTGCTTTCTTATTCGCCGCAGCGGATTGAATCATTGTTCGTATCTGTGCCTCGTCTTGCCCATACAATTGGGCAAGCATAGGGGCGTCTACCTCCGTAAATTCCCCCAAATGCTGCATAAGATTCGCAATGGGTTCTTTTTTCGGTTGAAACGCCTTAAGCGCACCCACATCCACCCCCATTTCCTGCAACCGCAGAGCTTGCTGAGGGGTGAGCCTTTCTACGCTCTCGGGGGTTATTTCAGAGAGCGCCTGTTCCCGTGCGGCTTGCATTTCTGCTTCAGTCGCATCCGCTTGTCTATTCACCCGCGCATTCGCGAATGCCTTGGCCGCATTGGCCAGAATTCCGCCATAGTTAACCTGGGTAGATCCTGGATATGCTCCAGTTGCTCCAGTAGATACAGTGGCTGCCATGTCAGGCGTCGCAGATAATGCTGTCTGCCGACGTCGAAGCGCCTCAAGAAGCATTTTCTTCTTGCGAAAATCCTGAGATGCTGTATTCGTGTCGAATGTAGCCATTACACAATATCCTTAATCCAAGCGCCTGAAAGTATTTTACCTAGACTATTCTTTTCACTGAAATTGCGGAGCCCGCTGGCCAAAGCCTTTCCGGTAGCTTTCGTTGCTTTCCACGACTTCTGCGCGGGGTCTACTAATGTTTTGTTCGAGAAATCCTTCGCCCCCTCAAAATTCTGCCGCGCCACGTTCTTCGACATCTCTACCGTGTCTCCCGCCAAGCCCTTTGCCCCCTCCCACTGATGGCGGGGGTCTGCAGATAACATTCGACTTGAATGCTCCCCTACCCCTTCTGCTCCACCGATTACATTGTCCATCGATTTCGACATATTTTTAAAGAAGTCCATATTTTTCCACCGCTCGGCGGGAGCGTCGGCTGTCAGAATATCCTTCGGTTGGTACCAACCACGATTTACCGCGTTAGCCCCGAGGGCAGCAAGTAGCGCCCACCAACCAAGTGCTCCATAGCCCGCCCCGGAAGCAGTACCTGTACCAGTTCCAGTGCTTGCGGCTGTGCCGGTGCCTGTACCGGCTGCAGTAGTTCCGGTACCGCCCGCAGCTTCCGTTGCCCAGGGGGCATTGGCCTCTGCTTCTGCTAAGGATGGGGTTGTAAAATAGTCGTATGCAGAATTGCCCAGCCTGTATGCACTGGTCAAATTGTTAGACGTATTACTAGAAGATTGTCCGCTCTGAGGAGCGGGGGCGCTTGACGGCGCCATCTCGCGGCGTCCGACTTCACCACCCCCAATAGCAACATTGGGAGAACGCAGCCCGCGAGCCAACGCCTTCTGATTACCGTATGGGTTGCCGAATGTAGCAACCATATTATTACCCCCAAATAGACGCAGCAGCCTGTAAGCCCCCGCTTAAAGTATTGCCCTTCTTCGCATTATTCGCATTGCTGCCGCCCATCTGCACCTCATACTGCTTTTGGCGGGCATTCAATAGGTCTGCGGGTTGGTATCCCGTTGCTCCGGGGACACCTGCAAATTCCGGTCGTGGGATAGCGGCATTCGCACTTTGTGTTGTAGCCAACTGCTCCCATGGCAGCCTGTACTCGTTCATTTTCTGGTTGTATTCATTTTGCTGGGCAGCCGTGCGCGCCCCAAACTCATCCCGTGCCTCCTGCCCGCCCGCAAGCCGTGCCTCGAGAGCCGCTCGCGTCGCAACGTCTCCTTGGGAGGTCATCAAGTTCTGCATAGCACGGTCGTATGCCTCCGTGCCGGGTTGGAGTCCTTGCTGACGTAGTTGTGTATCTATGCCTGTGCGTTCACGCTCTTGTTCTTTTCGTGCTCGCCCCATAACATTTTCATACAACGCATCCGCCATGGCATTGCCAGCGTTAGGGTCATACTGAATGCTCTCAGGCCCCTTAAATTCACCTTGTTTGGCAGCTTGCTGTGAAAATTTACTCTGCATACCCAGATTCTGGTTAGCGAGTTCTGTTATACGTGGGTCCCAAGTCTCAGTCTGTTTCCAGTTGCCGTTCTCATCCTGTGACCAATCCAATCGACCGTAAGGATTCTCTTGCGTAGGTCGATTAGCCGCTGTAATTTCTTGCGCGGTGGCACGTTCGGCAGCTGATTGTTGCTGGGCAAGTTGCTCATACTTAGGGGCTTTGGGCTGTTTGCCGCCTTTTTTAGACATTATGCCACCTCAACCTTTTTAACGGTTCTTTGCCACAGTGGGGAGTTAAGGATTTTGCACTGCTCTCGGGTCATTGTATAAATATATAAATCCCCATCAGAGATGTAGTTCTTGATTACCGCTTCTTTAACAAACCCCATATTCTCATCCAATGCACATGCCGCAGTATTGGTAGATGCTACCTGCCCGGAAATTTTACGTACTTGGAGTCGGTTAAATGGATAATCGAATATCGCAGCAAACCACTCACGGGAAGGTACTTTACCCTCGGCTATCCACAGGTGAGCAGTGATGCCTGCTCCATTGTAACAGTCGTAGATAGCTCCCGCAATGGGGCTTCCATTTTCAACACATGCAATACATTGCGCATAGACAGTGGGGACAAAATCCAACTCTTTTGCGAAAAAGGGTATGAATATAGGGCTGCAGTCGACGCTCTTCATATCGAAGATCCCGGCTCGTACACCCAATCGAACGACGCAAGGGATATTGGGTTATCCGACGCTACCCGCATAACCACCGCTGCACACATCCCAATCCCCAATACCGTCGTCCAGGGTCGACTTACCGTAAGTGATGTACGCCAAATAGCGGCATCCCATAAAGCGGCATCCCACCGATCTGCTGATGTAGCCCCAGCCACAGTACCAATCTGATTGGTCAGTGCGTTTATATCGAAATCAGTACTGATAACTAAACGAAACAATACCTCCGAATCTGCCTGGAAAGTGGGTCGTATCATTTTAAAGTGCTTTAAAGTAGACCGGTTATCCAAGTAGTTATAGGCGGAAAATAGATAGCAATCCACGGGTTCCCCGCCAGTGCCATCCAATTTTACATCTGCAAGTCCAGTAACCCCATACTCAAGCACACGTCCATTGTCGTCGCCAAAAAAGATGCGGGCCCCGATATTTGTAAAACACCGTGCAGGTAAGAAGATTCTGCTCCACGCCCCTGTGACGGTATTCATAAAGAACTGCACTGCGGGAGTGTCGGGTGTCGACGGGATGCCTATAACTACACCCTGCAAAGACGAAAAGTTTTGGATTTCCCAATTATCTGCAAAGCTGGAATCCGCAAATAACTGAGAAATTATGGGGTTTATATACCGCGTTAAGGTACTCTCAAAAAGAGCTTCCGTAGCAGATCCTTGAGCTATTTTGGAAATAGGGATAAGACCTGTGGAAGTTAAAAGCAGCGAATCCCCACCAAAATCTACCGAAGATCGCTCTCCTATGGGAGGGGCCACAAAGTACACCGATACGAGTGTCCAAGTATCCGCATCCGAGGGATCAGACCCCTGATACACGGCTATCTCTCCTGCGGAGGAACGGAATACGAGATATGCATTAAGCCCGGCTCCCGAGTTGAAGCTCCAGGACATGATATCTACGATGTAACCGCCGCGGGTAAATACGCCGCCCAAGTAGAAAGGGGTAGCGGCGCCCGCTACTGCATCTGTGGGCAGGTAATAAGCTGTCATGGTATTCTTTTCAACCAACCATAACCGGCGCTTGTATGCCAGGATAACCGAAATATCTGCGGGGTCTACTCCCGATATTTCCCCGGGGTCTGTGGGCCCTACCACCTCTGTAAAAGTGATCCACGCCGTGCCATTCCACATGAACATGGGGTCGGTGCCATTTGCGCAAATAAGATAGGTATTGGCTACCGTAGCGAATTGGGTAGTATCAACGCGCCCATTTGTAATTCCGTAGACCGCAATCGGAGTACTGGAAGATTCCGTAACATCCCAAACGGAGACATCGGTCATACCAAACATCTGAACGGTGCCATCCCATTTGTTGTAGGTTGCCAACGTTCGCACCTCTCCACCCAAACCGGTGCAGTGCTCCTTGTAACCCTGCAATGTCGTAAGACCGGTAGTCGTCGGAAGCCAGTTATCAAGTTGTATGCAGAACCCCGCGTCCATTACCGCGAGGGGGTCTACCGCATTAAGGCCTTTGCTGGGGCACGGAACGCTGGAAAGAGTGCTCGCCCTACGTTGCCTTCGAAGTCCAACCGACATAATTAATTCCCGTAGTAAGTGCCGTCTGGGACATTTTGCCAGCCAATAAGGAGTGAATAGTCATTCGCGGATAGATTTATTGTACGGGCGCCTTGCACCTGGGCCTTTTCATTGGCCAGGATATAATTAAACTCACTTTGTAGCACAGTGGTATCGAAGCCCTTCTGCGCCCAGAACTTTACCTTGAGCCCTGATATTAATAATCTGCGGTCAAACAACGGTATATCGCCGCCACGTTCAATTTTGCTTTTATAAATTGCACTATCTTGCGCATCCCGAATACAGTTTTTTGAGATGTAGTATAGTGCAAATGCTTCCCCATCCCCGGGGATGGGGAACACATGGTATGTGTTATCGAGGATACGGTAGCGAAAAAACACCCCGACACTTACAATGCCGTACTGCACCCATGACCACATCTGTGGGCTATCGGGACCCATCATCGGGCGATTGTCGCTTGTTGCCCACTGGGTTTGATTAACTTGTCGGCCGTAATCTGCTGGAAGGGGGAACTCTGCGGTCACCCCATCACCTGTAAATGTCATTATTTTTTCAAGATTCTGCCAATCGTGTACTCGTACAATCTCATCGCATAGCGCCTGTAGAAGAGCTATCGCTTGAGTACCTGTGGGATCTGTATAAGCAGTTGAAAAAGTGGCTGCGGGCATGCCCAGCTCCGCTAACGCTGAATTAACAATATTCTGTGCGGTATCGTAACTGGGCATAGCAGTCTCCTAAAGCAGCAGATGGTCGGTGCCAACCTCACATCTGCTTGGGGCAGTCCCCCTAACCTTCATTTGCGTTCTTACCTTTTTTACCAGCCAACTGCGCCTGTAGGGCAGCAATGGTTTCCTGCATGCTTTTTATTTGTGCATGCATCTCGGTAAAGGGTTTTGCTTCCTCCGATTTTTTAAGCCATGCAGCCGCCTTACGTTTAAGCTCAAACAGCCCGGCCAATTCTGTACAGGCGTGGTCAGAGACCTCCGCCAGCTGCTCGAGTGTACGAATCTTGCGGTAGGCAAGATCCTCAACTTGCGAGCGGGTAATCCACGGGATCTCTCCCAGGGGAGTGCCTTGCAATTGCTCCGAATCACCTGCCTTGAACTGCTCATACTGCTTGCGGAACCGGCGAATATCCATCTCCGTCACGGGACGCTTTACGATGTTATTCTGGTTACCCGCTGCAATTATCTCAATATACTCTTTGTCCACGAAAACAGGACGTCCCGCCTCTTTACTTTTGGCGGCATCCTCTTTCGGCACGAAATAAAATTTCGCGTACACCCCTTTTGTACTATCTGGATCATCAAAATCTTTTACATCAAACTCTGCTGTATCTCTCATTTGGCACCTCTTAAGTATAAAAAACCTCCCCTGTTAAGGGGAGGGGTTTAGCACTACGATACTGTTACTGTCACCAGCCAGCGATTTGTATTGCCGTTGTATACGGCTTGTATAATTACTTCATACGTACCTGCCACGGATGCGTCCGCAAATGACAGCGCGCCCGTTGCTGCAACAATCTCAAACAGTGCTTCGTCTGCACCACCATAAATACTCCATGCAGCTGTGACGCCATCATCTACCTCATAGGTATCCACAGTTGTAGCTGGGGCAGTTACTGCCGGGGTAACATCACCGCCAGTTAACTCCGGAAGCAAATAATCCGGAGCTATAGCGGCAGAATCTGCCGTGGCCATGCCAAACGCAGATTGTCCAGATACTAACGTAACACCAGAGCGGTTTTCGAAGCCTGTCTCAATTGCTGACCCATTTGCCACAGATCCTGTCGCAGTAACCAATTTGGCTGCATGACCTGTGTAGCGATAAGATCCAGCATCACGCTCCGCTCCCTGACCGAAATGAAGTAGGGGCTGCACATCATAAGGGGTTGTATCTGCGATACCTCCCTCAGCTGCATCAGAATGGCCCCCGCCTATTGTAGTGAGAATGGCAGTTGTTGCGGCTGTATTATCCGGCTTCGTCACACCTGGAGTATAGTTGTCTGTAAAGCCCGAGCCTGAGATAGTACCAATCACATGGTTCGCGCCAAACCCTATGCCCGTGCTCAGCGCACCGGTGGAGTAGTTACCTTCAGCGTCATTGTCAAAAGGAGATCCTGTTGGGCCGCTAAAAGGATCGCAGATAACTGCTTGTCCCTTATCGGCATCATTGACCTGCACAGATGTTTGGGCAGGGAGTTTCATATTTAATGCGGGCATACCAATTCCTCGCTAAATGTTACTAATGTAGGCGTGTTTTAGCACGTCATCGTAAACTGTGCTGTTGATTGGGGGTGCTGAAAATTGCCCGATGGCAATCTCTATCTCATTAACCGTCGTCTGCGGAATGTCTATTGCAGCTGCAATTACCCGGAGTATGTCTGATACTGAGCAATATTCCGGTAATTCCAGTTCCATTGCTGCTGCGTACACCTTCCAATACGTCAGTTCCCGATCCCCCTGTGTGCCTTCAACGGCGCCTGCCATGGAGAAGAACTCCATGGCGGCGTCATCAAGGGTACCTGCAAAAGGCATTACGCCTCCAATTACGCGTTAACGTCCAAACGACCTTGGAATTGGGCGCCGGAAGTAGTCAAAGCACCCGCCCATGCCAGGATTTGCACTTCTGCGTCCTGGTTAATGGAGTAGCGTTTGTTCGGGCTCAAAGGCACGAAGTTGCGCGCACTGTGCGGGCGATAATGGATGTACTTAGTGTTCAGCATAAACGCTGTACCGGTTGGGCAGAAGCCGCCGATGCCACCATCCAACACGCAATCTGCATCCATGAACTTAATCGAGGGGAAGCCCAGGTTGCCCGTTTCTGGTGAAGTAAAGCGTTGTTGCGCCTGTAAGCTGGCGACATATGCCTGCCATACAGTATTGTCCATCATGATAAGGTCAGGGCGATCCGTACCGCGAATCAACTGTCCCCATAAAGCATTCATGTCTGCTTGAATGGTTGTGGTATTCGCCACGTTTTTCAGTTTACTGCGCCAGAAAGTCCACGTTGCGCGATCAATACCACCATAAGTGCCAGTGGTCGGATCAAGCGGAACCGCAGCATTCAATCCCACGATCTGCTTACCCGCAGAGCCAGTACCATCTGAGTACAAGCCACTGCAGATCAGGTTCATCATTGTAGACTCAGCCACATCGATACGGGCAGACATCAAATCGATCATTTGCTCAGGGCCTGCGTTCTGTAACATTTCCAGTCCGGAAATTACAACAGGGCAAGCAGCCTGCTTAATGTCAAATTGTGCAGCAGATATTACATCTTGCGCAGCAACTGGCAACAGATCATAGCCACTGTAGTAGCCAGCATTGCCGTTTTCAGCGAATGACAATTCCTCATAAATCAGGCGACCGCCTGAAAATGGGCGTGATTTACCTTTTTGGGAAAGGCGGGTCAACAGGGCGTTGTTCTTTGTTACGTTATCTGCAATCTTGCGACTGCGTTTTTCAATGGTAGTGGCAATAATGTCACTTACGTTTGCAAAAGCCATAAATCCTCCACGGATCAAAAGTTAATTTGAGGTCTGGTGGAGGTTTTTCTCCCTGAAAGTGGGGGTATGCCCCATGAAGTTACATACTACCCCACTATTCTGTAAGGCGCAACTATCTAAACGCGCCCTGTTGTGGCCTTCCGGTACGCCTGTGCAACGGTGGAATAGATGTCATCCCCCTCCGCTTCGGTATCCACTTCCACACTACCATTCGCGGGCAGGCTCGCACTCGCGGCCCTTACCTGCCGTTGTGCAACCTTATTTGCTGTCTGCTGTGTATTCTGCCTGTTCAACATAACCTCCCGAACTTCGGGAGAAAGCCAGACGGCCTGGTCATACGCATCTGCAAGATCTTTCGCACGGCCCATATCCAGCAGATCTGCCATGATATCCTTAACGTCCCCAAAAAACTCTTTCTGCTGGGCGAATGACTCGATTGTCTGCTCTACTTGCCCAGTCTCCATGGACATGCGCCAGTTACGCATCTCCTGCAATTCCTGCATAAGTTCGGGGGGTATAGCTGGTGCAGTGGGGGCGGCCTTCTTAATAACTTCATGCCCCACGGACTGATTAATTATGTCACGTAAAGGTATGCCATACTGATCGCAAATCTGCATTACTGCATTAAATTTGGTGGGTAAATCTGCCGTACGTAATACGCGTTCGGTCGTCATCACATTTGCAATGTACTGCTCCGGGACAGCTCCCGACTTTTTAGCCTCCGTTACAAAGGGCTCCAATGATTTGTAAAATGCATTTACAGGGGCATGCTTTTCCTGCAAGTTTCTAACCCCCAACATCGCCGCCTCTTCTCGCCGCACGATTTCTGCCCTGACGTCCGGGTCCAACTTACCCCACTTTTCCCGTACTTTCGGGTTCCAGCTCGACGGTGCTTTCTCCGCCGTCCACTTACCCGCCACTGCCGCGCCATCTTCGAGCACTTTGCCCTCTGGACTCTGCTCTTCTGCCGCTTTAGGGGCGGCGGCCTCTTTCTTGGGGGTAAATCGGCCAAAATCATCCCGATCCGATTTCGCTTTGGGCTCCGTCACAAGTTCTTTATCTTCCGGTTGTGATTCGGGGTCTGTCACCCCCGCATCCACCTGCGCCATAGCTTCGCGGAGTTCGTCACCTATCGATTTTTCAGCTTCATTGTTAGTCGTCATTTAGCACCTCTAAAGTTGGTTTATATCCATCGCGGACCATAGAAATTGCTTGCGCAACGTCATTGACCAGCTCCTTTTTATCCAATTTTGGCGCCTGTGAAGGCTTCCCAAAATCACCAGATCGTATCTTGTCGTCTGAATACCCATCCGCCAATGACACAACACCATTTCGCCGGTTATGCTCCTCCAGCGCGCGCCGTCCTGTGATAATTGACCCGTCCACAGGAGACTTGAACGCATCAAACTTCCCCAGTACATACCCTCTGGGGGCGTTAAGTATTACCTTGTGCGTCTTTTGCCCACAACATTCGGGGGTGTCCAGGCACTTCGCCACAGTAGATACGTATTCGTGTATCTGTAAACATTTACCACACTGCGCGTCATACTTCGGCATCATTGTCCTCCGCCTTGATCGCCTGCGAAGCCACTTGCCCCTCCAGCTTCATGCCCTGCATACGTTGCTCAAACAGGAGCTGTAGTTGCATCATCCGCTCCTCCATTGCCATCTTTTCTTTTTCGTGCTGCATCTTCATTTGCTGCAACTGCATATCCATATCGGCTTTCTGCTTGCCTACCGCCAAATCAGCCATGGCTTGCATCTTCTCCAGCTGCATCTGTTGGTTATGTGCCTGCTGTTCGCGCTGGGTTTCCATGGCCTGCGCCTGTAAATCAGCTTTCGCTTTCATTTCTTCGGGGCTTGGGGGTGGCGGCTGCTTAGGCGCTTTCGCCTGTTTGGCCAGGCCATCGAGTTGCCGATCGATAATCCCCTCGACCTCGGCACTTCCCCGGAAACCTGTAATTGTCCATTTAACCAACGACAACAACAGGGGCGCCAGATCCGGCGGCGCGTTAACTGCTGACTGCAAGAATTGACTCATGAACCCCATCAACTCCATCCGCTGCCCTTTTTCTAGGGCCCAATCACTTTGCACCAGACTGTCCGCTTTGATAGACACTTTATACGACGTCAGAAAATCATTTTGTAATATCTCCACCGCCTGCGGTAAAAATTGTAGGTCAGCTTCGTCGAGGCGCCCCACAATCTGCTCCAGTTTTGGCTGACTGTACAGCTGGATCATCATCTCTGCCATGATCTGGATAATATGTGTCACGAACTCCGCCACATCGCGCTGATATCCATTCATGCGCACCGACGCAAACTGCGCTTTTATTTGCTGCGCTTTCGCTGTTTCGTACTGATTCGAAGCTCCCCGGACAATATCACTCATTCCCGAAACTTCCTGCAACATCATTTTGATCGAGTCGAACTGGGCCTGTAATTTCTCCAGTACCATTACGACTTGTTCCACGGGGAACCAATCAATCATGCCCTTGGCTCCTCCCTGCTCCGCGTACATTGCCCAATTATCCACGGGGATCAATTTGTTCTCCTGTCCCTGCAACATCGTACCAATCTCTGTCGCCGCCGCGTTATAGCAACCTGCAACTTTTATCGCCTCAATAATCAAGCCCATACGTGCATACAGATGGTCGAGCTGTACATATTGATCCTGTGCGATGTGATAATCCGTAACGGGTAAAAACTCAGAGGTTACAGGATTTGCAATTAGTGGGGGCGGGCAGGGGAAAAATCCCTTCAACCCGTACGGGTCGGGCTTGGAGTCCAACACATCATCCAACCCCTTGGCCCAATGCACGACAGTCTTCGTGGTTTTATCCCATATCTCATAGACGCAATACTTATCACTTATGATCTCCTTTTGCGTTAAATTGTTCTTGGAGGTGTAGGCCTCAATCTGTGAGGCGCGCTCAGCCCCCCACCGCGCAGTAATATCTTTTTTCGTCATCTCCAGTTTACGGAACACCCAACCCACGCGCTCCCACGACCGGGCGGGCTCATACCCAAAATCCTCCCAGTACACCTGCTCAATGAAAATAGTTTCGGTTCCCTGTACGGGCTGCACGTCGGGCTCTGCTTCGGTGCCGTGATCTTCCGTGTCCACCCCGAACCGCACCCATACCTGACCTATGCCAGGCACCAATCGATCCAGGATTGCCGACTTCAGCGCCCCGCTAAAATCCCGCGAGCATTCCAGCTCATACGTGAGCCCGCGTTCTATAATCAGCGCCGCAACGCGCGAAGCATCATCGTTATAATCCCCTTTGTGCAGCCGGGAAATATCGGGCTTCGGTAGTGAATTGAATAAAGACTCCTTGATTGTATTAACGTTGGCATAAAACAGGTTAACCCGCTTCAGTGCTCCCATACCCGTAGAACTGTCCGTCCTGTCATCCTTGTACCGCGCGTACACCTGCTGCCCATGCGTGTGGGCCTTCTCGAAAAACTTCTCTGCCTTCTGTATCCGCTTACTCCAGACAGATCCCTTGACCTCCTTTTTTTTCGCCGCTGCCATCATATTCTCCGGTAAATACTGTTACTCTTTTCGCGATCAGCAAATAAATTGTTTAAATTCATCGCCACCGAACTGGTTATAGGTACAACGTTCTTGCGCCCGATATTTTCCGCCCCTTTCTTCGCTGCTTGCGGGTTCATGGCCAATGCAAGCATTCGAAACGCATCTGCGGGGTTGCTCGCCCAATTGTGGTCGGGCGTTTCCATGAAAATTCGACGTTTATCGTCCCATTTCCGCTGGTATATCCGCAGCGCATTCACCCCGATCCGCACATCCGGTGACTCCATGTTGAAATAACACTTGGGGAGTGTCTTCCGCACCGCCTGTATACCATCCTGCACCGACAATGAAGGGACAATACTCACCTTCATGCCCGATGCCATCATCAATTCCCGCGTACTTTTCCCCGTCTGGAATGATTTGTTCTTCGCATCGTGTGGTAAATACGCCACGCCATACGCATACGGCCGAGAGCGCAGCTCAGCCAATACATCATCAACACTATAACCACTAACAGTAAAAAAATCGATAATTTTAAATTCGCTGCCATTCGTCTGGTAGAACCATATCGACGTATCATCACTATATCCTATATCCCATGCGGTCAGTACCGGGAAATTCGGGTCCCACCCGAACACCCCAAAATTTGTTTTCTCCAACTGGTTGAGCAATTTCCCGTAGTAACTCCCCCGTATCGCCGCCTGGAAGTCACACTCAAACTCCTGACGGAAAGTATCTTCATCACTCCCGGGCAAATGCGCCAGCATATCCAGTTCTTCGGCATCAATTATCCCGCTCTCCGACGCCTTCAGCATCTGCTTGAACCATTTCGGGTCGTTCGCCGCCTCTTCCCACAGCTCAAAGAAATGATTCGGCCCCTTCGGGGTACCTATGAACGCCGCCCACCCCTTCCGGTCTGCAAGCGTGGGGGCGATTACCTCCCCAAACAGCCTGGGCGCCATGTCCCCATACTCATCCAATATCACCCCATCAAAATACACACCGCGCAACGCGTCGGGGTTGTCCGCTCCGTATAGCCTTATCAGCGCACCATTAACGAGCAATACGCTCAGTTCCGACTCCATCACCTTCTCAATCACCGGCGCCGCGTAAAACTTTAGATAATTCCACGCCACATCCTTCGCCTGCTTGTAGAACGGGGCAATATACCCATACCGCGGCATCGGCAATGCGTTCTGCATCGCCTTATCCACCAGGTCATTAATACACATAACCGTTTTCCCGGCTCGCCGATGCATAACCATCACCGAAAAACGCGCAGATCTCCCGTGGAATGCCAGTGAGTGCGCCCGGGGGCGGTAAGGACTCTCAACAATCTTTCGCATTCCGCGATCCCATCTTCCCCAGCCCTTTTGCCAGGGCCTTTCCACTATGTGCTTTGTTCATGGCAATCGCCACCGCCTGCCTGTGGGGACGTCCTGCATTTTCCTCCGTCGCTATGTTCGAAGCGATAACCTCTCGGGAACTACCCTTCTTCAACGGCATCCCCAACCTCCTTGCGCAACGGCGCCTGCTCCAGTACACGCCCTATCTCTGTCCTGCGCTCTTCGACGGGCAGCTCCAAGAGCTCAGCGCGCAATTTCTGCAACCGGTCAACTAACAACACGTTCATCCACCACCTCCTCTACAAATTCACACTCGGCTACCTGCTCCAGTGCGGGGGCCTTATTGAGCGGGCTCTGCGGCACAAAGGATCGATACTCAATCGTTTTGGCCTCATTATTCCCACCGGTGTCCTTGGGGGCGAGCTTCATCAACATCTGCAAGAAATCCCCGTAGTTATGCTCTTCGGCCGCCCACAACGCCAACCGGGGAACCCCCCCGATCAATTCAAAGGTTTCAATGAAATTCTGTTCTATCTGCTTTCGGGAGAAGAGGTTGACCACATTGCCATTCGACTCAAGCGCCTGGCGCTCTCGGGCAGAAAGTTTGTTCTGGAGCTGAATCATGAATTCGTCATTCATGGGGCACTGTGCTCTACAGGCATGGGGAAGTAGTAGAGTACCACTGACCACGATACGAAACTAGTGGTACCAAGTGCTGGGACAGAAAAATTTCGCGCTTGGCGGGGGAAGCACCACGCCCCACCCCCACTTTTTCCTTTACCCCCGGGTGGGGGTCGCTAAACGCCAGGCACTTAGCGCCAAATACTACGCACAAATAACTAAGCGCTAAGTACTAGGTAGTTACCACATTCGCATAATATGCATTATGTTAAATAGTAAGTTATTGATTAATAAGGCTTTTTTGTTTTGGGGTCGATTTCGTCTGCATTTGTGCAACACATAGTCAACTAAATGCGCTGCATATTGCGTTTAGTGCTAAGCGCCATGTGCTTAGCGGGGAGTGCCAGCCACAAAATCGGCTTCGTGTCTAGTTGTACCATCTTTTCTAAATGAGAAAAGCTCTCAACAACATCTACGTATTACTACGTAAAAATGTTATAGTATAACATTTGTAACGGCTTGGGGGGTAATTTCAAGTCGCTCAAAAATATGTGAAATTTGAAAAAAACAGGCAAAAACTCCTTACAAATCAATAGGTTACGGTGCACCATTTTGGTGCATTCCGGCACCAGAACCCTATAGTATTTATTAAAATTAATTATATAGTCTATATAAATACGCTAAGTCCTTGGCGCTAAACGCTTTTCCGCCTCCCTGGCTCCCCCGTGGCGCTCCGTTATTGCTTGACTCCTCGTTGCATCTGACGCTTAGTCAGAATGTTACATTATAACATTTGTATGGGCAATTTCCGACTTTTCCCGAACTGCCCAACGCTTATATCTGAACACTATTCTTATTCACTTTTAATCTAAAAATACTTCTCAATCTAGTGGTACTAAGTACTAAATTCGGCTATATTAACACTCAACGGGACGCACACCGCGCCCAATACCAAGAGGAACCAAGCCATGCAAAGCATTAAAAAACGCTACTCTATCCGGATAAGCTACCCCAGCGGTAGGGTGAGTTATATGTCCCATAGGGACCGTACCGAGTGGTGTCTACGCACTGCCCGTAAGCACCTAGCCGATTGGGTGCACCTTCACGGCATACACGCTGAACTGGTGGAGGTGTAAAATGATCTGTTCAATTTATCTAGCCGCAACGCTCTACGCGCAAGGCACATTCCACCAAATGGATGCCCTATACAAGGAGCTCTCCCCCGCAACCCCCTATGAAATAACCCTGACCTGCGAGGTGACTCCATGAGCACAGTTAAATAACTTATTGAGGGTTGCAAAATGAAAAACTTGATCAAAGCAGTGTTAGTGTTAGTGTTAGTGTTAGTGGTTGTGGCAATGAAGGCTATTGTTTTCGCGGTATCAGCAACCGAGTTGCCCGACTCAAAACGCGTAACACAAATTAATAGAGAAGTTAGGTGAACTTTTACAGGATTATTAATATGACAGCCAAAATAGTCCCGTTTCCCAACAGTAAGCGCTTTGCGGTTGAGCTCGTAGGGAGTTTCTACCGAGTGCGTTACTCGGTGGGTGAAGAAGTGAGGGTATCGCCCCCGCTCTTTGCGTACTCGTTGCGCCAGGCGCTAAGCATGTTGCCAGAAGGGGCAAAATACATTAATCACAGTGAGGGTACATAGTATGACTACGACGATATACAAATTGACAGATGAAAGTATGCGCACCTATGGCGGGTATAGCTGGGTGTTGGGAGAGTGGCGCGAAACGGACGGGGACGGGGAATTATGCGGTGCGGGATGGCTCCACGCGTATACCTGCCCCCGGTTGGCGCTATTCTTGAACCCTATACACGCCAACTTTAGCGCGCCCCGCCTATTTCGTGGGGAGGCCGACGGTAAATTCCTCGACGATAGGGGGCTGAAAGTGGGGTATACGCGCATGCGTATAGTGGAGGAGTTGCCCGTAGAGCACATTAACCTGAGCCAGCGCGTAGCGTTCAGTATTTTATGCGCGCTCGAGGCATGTGGTACCCCGGAATTTGTACAATGGGCCGAGGGGTGGTTGACGGGTAGGGACAGATCTTCCCGCGCTGCCTACGCCGCCGACGCTGCTGCCTACGCCGCCCGCGCTGCTGCCTACGCCGCCGACGCTGCTGCTGCCCACGCTGCCCGCGCTGCTGCCTACGCCGCCGAC